GAGGAGTTGGGTATCAAGCACGACGGGGTGCGGCACCGCGCAATTGCGGACGTGGCGCTGACCCACGAAGTTTACAAGAGAACACAACCCGACTATGGAGCAGTTGAAACTCAAAAAGTATAAGAAAGGCGACAAATTGGCAGGGGTATACCTAGGTATGTCAACGGTTGCAGGCGAGAACCTGACTGTGGCAAGTGCTTACGGTATCTATGCCGACGTGTTTGACAAAGGAACCTACTACCAAGTGCCGAACGTGGTGAGTATGAACAAGGGGTCGGGTCGGTTCCTAGACTTCCTCATTACGCTCAAGCGCGGACTGGATAAACCCGTGTACTTCTGCACCATTACGAATATGGGTATCTACAAGTACCTGCACCGCGCCGATATTGGCGTTGTGAAGTACGAGGGCAAGAAAGGAAAGGCGCCAAAGTTCTACTCGGTGGATACGATTGTGGCGTATGCCTTGAAGCCCGTTAAAAGCCCCAAGAAGCGCGTATGAGTGGCGGTATACACATTCTCAAGGGAACGGGTCGCAACTGCACCTGCGGCGACTGTGCCGTGCTCTACGGGGGTTCCTGCGGCACGACCAAGGACAATGACTTTATGGACAGGGTGGAAAAGGTCGCCCTCAAACTCGGCGCCAAGACGTACATTTGCAAGTCGGACATTCACCGCTTTTTGGAGGGCATACGCCCGATAATCAAGAAGCGCTACAGGTGGACGAACAAGCAGTTTGACGAAAAGTATTACACTTGGCTCCCGTTCCTGTATATGAACCTTGGCTACCGCGAGGACAAAGGGAAGCGGTATGAGCATTGGGACGCACGCAGGGCGTTTAAGCGCTCTCGCCTATGGGTGCTATGGGACATAGAGAAAGGATTTAAGGTCGTATGATTGAGATTGAGTTGCTATTGAGCGAGGAGCAGAGAGAGAAAATCGGAAAGGCAATGCTCACTGACGGGTGGCTTGCGGACATACAGGGAAACGGCGTCAGAGTGGTACTGCGACCAACGGGAGGGACGCCGCACGCGGAGGTTCGTACCGTTGAAATACGGCTCAACTGACAGAGAGCGCTTGAAATAAGGGCGCTCTTTTCATTTATCCACACAATTAAGGTTTTCTTATTTTCAGCAGTAGGAGTATACTTTGTAGTATCATTCACACTATGGCTACTAAGAGCAATAAAACTAAAAAGGCAGAGCACACCGAACCTGAAAAAAAGGTTAAGACTAAGGCTAAAAATGATTTAGCAATTCCTTTGAAATCTAAAATCAAGCACACAAAGGTAATTCAGAGAGTGGTTGAAAATGGTGGAAATCTTAGTAAGGCAATGCGCGACGAGGGTTATTCAGACGCTTACGCCAAGAACCCACAGAAATTAAAGAACGCCAAGAGTTTTAAGGCGTTGCTTGATTACTACCTGCCCGAGGGAAAGTTGCTTGATATTCACGAGCAACAGTTGAAGTCGTGGAAGTTGCAGTCAATGCTTTTCCAAAAGCAGGTTGAGGACGAGGACATTTTTGACCTTATGGAAACGGTGGGCTGTCTCGTTAAAAAGGTCGTTGAAATCCCCACAGGCAAACTCGTGTTTTATATTCAGCCTGACAACCAAAGCCGCAACAAGGCGCTTGAAATGGCGCTCAAACTGCATAAGCGCCTCACTGACAAGGTGGAAATCCGCGACACGACGCCTTACGCACAGTTGAGCGACGCTGAACTTGCGGAAAAGATTAAGAAAGGCAAGCAGTTCTTTACCAAGAAATCACCACGCTAAAATGCAAAATCTACCTGACAACTCAATTGGTATACCAGTGGTTGTCGCTGGTATACCAACGGTACAAGACGAGCACGGTATTGTTTCCCCGTTCCCATACCTCAACGCAGATAGTGAGGACTGGAAAGGAGCAGACGACGAGGAGGGCTTTGACACAGACGGAGGCGTGAGCGTGCGCAACCCTCACCCTGACGACGACAATGACGGAGGCTTTGAAGCGGAGGAGGATTACGACGACGAGGACGACGACGATATGGATACAGGTTTCGGCATTGGGCTTATGTTATCCACTTTGTTTACGCGACCTGCCCCATTTTTACCTGCATAATTAACAATAATTTAACAAATCGCCAATATGAGTTCATACCAACGAAAAACACAGCACCCACTAACCCTGCATTTTGAGAACGCAGAGTGGCTTGACGACTATTTCGGTCAGCACAATTACGGCGTGCGTTTCCCGAGCGACGGTCAGGTGTTCCGCGCTGACGAGTTTGAGTGGGAACCACGACCTGAACACGCAGGGGCGCTTGTTCCTACGTTTATTTTCAAAGAGCAAATGACCATTGAGCAGACACACAAAGGCTCACGCTTTGACCACCCAATGCACGAGGTTGAGGAGCACGGTAACGGCAAGAGTTCCATTACCACCAAGCACGAGGACGGCAGGCAGGACGTAACGGTTAAGGTCAACCGTCTTGACCTCGTTAACCCTACGCCCGAGGACGAAGCGGCAGGGCAGAAAGTAGCAGAGCGCCTTGCAAAGGTTGCTGTGCGCTGTGTTCTCATTCACAAGCCGACCAATGACTTTGCCTCGTTTGAGTGCAAGTTGCCCGAGGTTCATAAGGCGGCGTCAGACGTTTCCAAGAAGTACCTTGAGGCACACCCTGACGCGAAACCCGAGGACTTTGTGCTCGTTGAGTATGAGAGCCACCAAGTCCGTGTCTCTGTCCTCCAACCTCTATGAAAAAACTAGCCTACTTAAAACTTCATTGGTACCTCTTTTGGGAAAGCCTGCTATGGACGCTCATTGACCTTGTGCGTGCGCGGCGTATGCGCCTTACGCAACGTATGCACGAGGCATATAAGCCGCCTCATACCGACTTTCTTGAGCAGTCGGAGGAGGATATTAAAAAATAATCGCTCAAATTAAAAACAATATGTCATTCCAATACATACAGCCGACAGAGGAACAGAAAGCAATAATGCAGGAGTTCCGCGATAAGTTTGAGGCTCTAGTAGCCGATATTACAAGCAAGGTTGAACCGTCCCGTGGCTTGTCTCTCGCAAAGACGAAACTTGAGGAAGCCGCGTTTTGGCTCAATAAGGCGATTACTAAGAACGATAACTAAGACTATGTACAACAAGCAGAACCTTATTGACGCCGTACACGCTGAAAATGGCGGCTCCCGTGCAAATGCGGAGCGCGTGGTAGACAAGGTGCTTTACGAGATTAAGAACGCCGTTAACCGCAAGGACAAGGTGAGCATTGCAGGGTTCGGCATACTGACCCTCAAGCAGGTCAAAGGTCGCACGGGTCGCAATCCGCGCACAGGCGAGGCGGTACAGGTTGAGCCGCACAACAAAATCAAGTTCACCCCTGCTAAGTCGTTTAAGAGCCTCGTTAACGAGTAATCCCTATGCCAAAGACAAACGCACAGCCCGAGACCCGAAGCGTTGACCAGTACAAGGTGTATACCCTATACGCCAACGTCGTTAAGGTGCTTGGCAAAAAGGACGGCAAAGAGATTACGCGCACTGACCGCGTGGCTGTAGCCGTCTTTGATAACAAGGACGCCCTTGAGAAGTACCAGTCGGAGGAGCAGGGCAAACTCAAAGGTCAGCAGTCCTACGAGGTCGGTGAGGATTGGGTTGAGGTCAAGCCTGCGGCAGAGAACTTTAGCCTGCCCTTTAATCCCGTTCCAAATGCCTCTACAAGCGACGCAGAGGCTAAGGAGGACGCCAACGACAATGGAACTGATTAAACCCCACCACAAGCCGTCAGAGCGCGTTACGCGCAAGAACCTAGCCCGAGCGTATGCCGAGGCTAAGGCGCTTGCGAAGTTCCTTGAGGACGGCAACAAGGCAGGTTTCACGGGAAACTGGCGTCAGGCAGTCGGCATTTCTCACTGTCAGGTGTCCGAGGAGCCGCTTGCAATGTTCGCCATTTCAAGCGAGTTGGTGGGTCGCCCTAAGAAAGCCACGCGCAATCAGAACATTAAAAACTGGTACTTCCCTGCTCAAGTGATATTCAACGCGGAAATTGTTGAGGCACTGGACGAGATTGAGCGCTTGGTGCCTAAGCGCGAGGTCGTGCGCAAGCCAAACAGCAAGGAAATTGAGGTCAAATTGACCAAGGCGTACAAAATGGTGTCCAACCTCATTGAGGCGCCTGACGCTTGTATGTCCTATCCGAACCGTACGAAAAAGAACACGAAGCGGTACCACACAATCGTCGTGCGGTATCAGATTTTGCGTTCATTCTTGGGCTTTAAGTGGCTCAAGACCGTCGTTGAGGAGGTGGAGAGTTTTAAGGCTCACATTTTCCAACACGAGATAGACCACTCGTACGGAATAGATATGTACTTCGGGGACGGTGAGAACCGACAGCCCGAGAAGCCTTACAAGAACGCAGGCGCCGAGCCTGATAACCAAAACGACAATGGCTAAAGAGACACCAACAAGCGTTCAATACACGATTACCGAGGGGGATTTTACGGTGTTTGCCACCATTTCCCTGCCCTCGGGTCGTATAACGCTTGAGAAGCAACAGCAGGGAGGCGGTTACGGCAACAAACGCGATTACCACTTTGAACAGTCAACGCCTGAAAAGGTGGAGGGCTTTGCAAAGTGCGCTTTGCGTGCCGTTGAACTGCAAAAAATCCTGCTCAAGGCAGGGGTTCAGGCAGGATACGTTGAGAAGCCAAAGTCGGTTAAGAAGTCTAAGAAATAAGCCATATGTTGCGCTACGACGTACGATTTTGGGACAAAGCAAACAAGCAAATGATTTACGGTGCAGGTATTTCGCCTGCGCAGTTGCCTATCATTAAGCACGAGGAGGACGGACGCCTTGAGGAATTGCAGGGCGAGTTCGTCCCTATGCTTTGTACTGGTCAGAACGCCAAGAATGGCGCCATATGGGAAGCAGACGTGATTGAGTGCGACGTGCCTGCCTTTATCGTTGAGGGTATGCCCGTGTCGTACATCAAAGCAAGAGGAGTAATGCAGTTCAACCAACGGAAAGGGTGCTTTACCGTCAACATATTTACGAAACAGCAAGGAATGGAGGGCGCAGAGTTCACCGTTTCAAACTCAATCGTGGTCGGTTGTGCGGTCAGCAACCCCGAATTACTAAGCGTTAATCCAAACCAAAATGAACAAGAAAGCACCAAGCAGAGTGAAAGTCCTACACCCAATGAGAATGGACGCAAAGAGTGAGGCACAGCGCCTCCACAGGGCGATAAATTGGGTGGTATCCGCTATCCTTGTTGCCTTTGCTATTTGGAGTATTCAACTCAATGCAGAGGGTCGCAGTTTGCTCAAGCAGACGGCTACAATGATTGAGGCAACTGACGTTAAGATTGAGGGTATCGCACAGGACATTCAGACAGTCAGCGAGGCGTGCAAGGCGGCAACCATTGTCGTACCAGTGCCAACCACTGACACCCAAAAGACACAATAAACTATGGCTAAAAAGGCAGAATTACAAGACAAAAAGGTTCACGAGGTCGTAGAACGCGACCCCGATATGACCGACGAGGAATGGCGTGCGCTCCAATTGGAGTTGCTACGTCGCCTTGAGCGTGAGCGTTACCGATACTACGAGCCAACAGGCGTTGGTGAGGAGTTTATTGACGCTGTGGCTTGCGGTGATAACTTCATTGTCCTGTATTCTGCGGCAAACGGCGTGGGTAAGACCGCGACGGGTGCCAATATCCTTGCTCACCTCTTTTGGAACACAGGCGAAAACGTCTATTTCAACGAGGGTATATTCAAGGAGTTTCCTTGGAAAAAGAAAGGTCGTATCGTGTCCGACCCGACCAACCTGACTAAAAACATCATTCCTGAACTCAAGTTTTGGTTCCCCGAGGGCAGGTACACGACCCACAAGGGCAACAAGACCTTTGAGAGTATCTTTGAGACTGACACAGGGTGGGAGTTTGACCTTATGACCTACGAGCAGGACGCCCGAGAGTTTGAGGGTGTAACGCTCGGTTGGGCGTGGTTTGATGAGCCGCCACCCGAGGCAATCTTTAAGGCTACTGTCTCTCGTATGCGTAAGGGCGGCATTATCATAATCACCGCAACGCCACTGGCAGGTTCAGCGTACCTCTACGACGCCTTTGCTAAGGGCAATTACAAGGTTGAGGTTACGAGTGAGGAGGGCGGCGTAACAGCCGAGTACACCCGTAAGGTTGCCTACATTGAGGCAGGCATTGAGAGCGCTTGTAAGCAACACGGTATCCGAGGACACCTTGAGCACGAGCACATAATGAACATCATTGCCGAGTATTCCGAGGAGGAGAAACAGGCTCGTATTTACGGTAAGTTCCAACACCTCGTCGGACTTGTGTTTAAGCGGTGGAATAGGAAAATACACGTCATTAAGCCGTTTGCGCTCAACCCTGCCGACTACGTTGTATGGCACGCGCTTGACCCTCACCCTCGCACAAGGGACGCAGGGCTTTGGGTTGCCATTGACCGAAAGGGGCGCAAGTTTGTCGTGGACGAGTTGTGGGTGAAGCCTGAAAACGGAACCAAGGAACTTGCCTACCTCATAAACAATAAAAACGCGCAGTACCGCGTCGTTAAGCAACTCATTGACCCCTCTGCCTCTATCGTCAATCAGCACGACGAGGACGGCAAGAGCCTCACGGAGCGCTTGAACGGCTACGGGCTGTCCTACGAGGACGGTACCAAGGAACGTACGCTCTCCAACCAACGCATTATGGACGCAATGACGTACCAGAAACTTGAGAGTGGTGAGTTTATTGAGGCTCCCGAGTTGTACGTCTTTGAGAACTGCCAACAGTTGATTTACGAGATTGAGCACTGGCGTTGGCAGGAACTTAAGGGGCGCTCGGCAGAGACCAAGAACGTGCCTAACGCGCCGATAGACAAGGACGACCACCTTATTGAGGACTTGGGACGTATCCTAATTCAGGAGCCGCGTTGGTTCCCTCTGCCGCCAAAGAGCCAACGAGCCGAGCCTGTTAAGTTTGACCCGTATGACTAGTTATGCACAGGTGTTACCCCTGTACGTTGTACTAGGACTTAATGTATAATTCATAAGGACAATGACTATGCAAGTACGAGACACAATCACAAGTGCATACGACGGTTGCCCGTTCACCATTGTTAACGTGGGGTCGGTGTTCATAATCCTTATGAGCATTGACGGAAAACTGCACCGAGGACACATTGTCGCCACGCGCACGTTCGCGCAAAGGCTCCTTGGTCGGGATTACACGAAAAAGCAATTGGACGATATTACCAAATACTGCGTCGGTGTAGCGCAAGCGACCATTGACACAGTGCGTAATACCAAGAAAGGCAAAAGTCCATAATTTCAATACGAAGTGAGAAGTCGCCAAATCTTACAAGTTAGCGCTTAAGATATGGCAAAAACCTCTCACACTTCAACCCTCACTTCAAACACGCTTTTTGCGCGTGGATTTTCATTTACTAACCCCACCTTAAAAGTGGGCTTTTAACGTTATTTCTATGTCTAAAGACAAAATGCACAAAGTGGTTCCCGAGACTTACCCCTCAATGAGTGAGAGTAAGAAAATAAAAATCTATCCTACTTTTAGGCTTGGCGACGACGACCTACCTGACATCAAGACAATGGAGGTTGGGAAAAAGTACACCCTCGTAATGGAGGTTGTAGTCAAGCACAAGGCACAGGGCAACGAATGGGGTAACGAGGACGACAAGCAGATACGTTCAACAC